GAACCTTGAGCTTCGAAATCTGAGCCTGCAGGTCAGCAGCAGGAACGTTGAAGCCCTGCGCCAGAAATTCCTGAGCCAGTTCTTTCAGGCGATAGCCATGCCCGCCGAGACGCGCAATGTAGCGGTCATCAAACTGAGCCAGACCCTCGATAGAGAAAATCTTTAGCGCACGGAGGTCAGCGATGCGCGATGGGTTCAGGAACGGCGCGCGCTCCAATGGAGTGCCGCCTGCGGTCTGGGAGGAGCCCTGCTTGAACTGCGCATACTGCTCCGGCCAACGGTCTGCGTAGGTTACATCCTCGCCAAAGTCACCACGGTCAAACACATCGACGGCACGGAAAACTGGAACGGAACGGCTGTCACCAGCCTTGAGAACGCGAACGCATTCTTCGCCCTCATGCAAGAAAAACTGCGGTGTAATAGCCGCTTCCTCGTTGGGCTTGAACTGCTGCAAAAATGGATCGGCCATATATTTTACTCCGTAATACCTTTGACGGCCCACATGACCGCTTCTTCAATCTTGGTCTTAGCCAAGCTAATCTCGCGAGATGCTGGCATACTTGCGACAAGCTCAAAGAACTCGCGGCCCGCAGATTTAACAGCATTCATGTTGTTAACTTCGGCTTCAGTAAGCTGCCGAACAGCCTTGACGCGAGTAATGTCTTTGGGGTCGTATGCTGGATTTTCTTTAGTCATTTTGCTGCCATCCTTGGTTCAGCGGTTAGGTAAGGTAGAAAGGCGCGACCGAAGCCGCGCCCTGTTGATTAGGCGTCCTTGCCGGGAAGGCCAAGCGAGCGCGCATAAAAGAACGCGTTGATCGGAATAGCCGCGACAGGGGTTACGTACCCACCAGCGCCCGCCGTAGCGACCCAAGTGGTTTCGTTGATCGTGATAGCCGTTCCAGCTGTAGCGAAAGCCGCGCCAGCCTTGACAAACACGTAGTAGTGGCCGTCCGAGCCAAGTTCAGGATTGCCGAGCATCGGGGACGTATCAACGCCCTGAAGATCGAAAAACTGGACAGTATCGAACTGATCGACATCGGGGCCAAGGTTAGGAGTCGTGCGAAATGCCATGTTATGTGCTCCTTATGCCGCTGGGTTGCTGTCGTAAAGGCGCCAGCTGTACTGAGGGTCACCCAGAACAAACTGACCAAACCAGACCAAGAAGTTCGCAATAGCGTCCTGGTTGATAGGCATGGCGCCGTCGCCATCAAACAGCATGTCCATGTTACGATCAGGGTGAGCGTACATGTACAGGTCGTCGCCACGCAGGCCGTAGGTCGTATTGGCGGGCATGCTGGAACGAATACCGGCTGCGGGAATGACTTCGGAGGTGAAGCCTGCGCCTGCAAATTCCAGTGCAGGGAAGCCCAAGCGGCCAATGCGGCCAGTGGACGTAACGCGCTGGTGAGCGACGAGCGAAGCCGAGAATGCCTGGAAATGCTCAGTGGAAGCAATCAGGATATCAGCGGCGCGGTTGCCCTTGGAACGCTGCAGCAGAATGCGTTCGTACATCGGGCGGATGGTCGTGCTGTCAACCTGCGTACCAAGATCGGGGAAATCCGAGTTGGCATTATAGGTCGAAGTGCGCCAGATGGGGTTGATCGAACGGTCAATGCCGCCATACGTGCCGGTGTTGGTGACGACCGGCAGTGCAGCCGCAAGACCAATGATGGAGCGACCGTTGGAGGCCGTACCGTCGCCGTTGATACCGGCTTCAATCAGGTCCTGCATGGAACTAGTGGCGGACTTTTCGTATTCGGCAAACAGGTCGATGACCTGAGCGCGACCACGGTTCACCAGCAGTTCAGTGCCGTTAAAGCTAATCGGCACATAGGCGTTTGTCGGGGTGAAGAAAGCATCGTTAAACAGCTCGATTGGGCTGTTGCGGAGCTTGTCATACCCAGTGAAGTAGCCGCCAGACTGCTTGTTGATCTGCAGGTGGTGGCGAATTTCTGGACCATAGAACGAGCGAACGTTGCCGTTAGCGCGAATGATCGCAGTTATTGGGTTGTTGTTGAAAACCAGTTCAGTAATGCCGGGCTTACGCATTGCCATGGAGGCAGAGAGTAGCTGGCGGTACTGACGGTCAGAAGTGACTGCCATGTGTTAATCCTTTTAGAAGCCTAGAGCGCGCATTGAGGCGTCAATTGCTTCTTTGGTGCTGAGGTTTGCACTTTTGGGAACGGATGTTCCGTTAGGTGCGCCTTTGATGGATTTTGCGCCAGCCGGGTTGATCGGCTTCACAGGCGTTGCGGTGTTGAGCCGCCCGGTATTCTGTTGCGTATAGCCAGCGGGGTTGATCCGCTCTGCCATGTCGTAAGCTGCCGCCAAACGCTTTTGTGCGCTTAGCGTTGACGGTATCTTATCACTGTTCAGGAAAAACGCAATATCCTCTTCCAATTCTTCGTAACGGTCATCGTCACCGAGAGAAGCGCGGAATGGTTCGATAATGCTAGATTTAACCTGCTGTAGCTGTTGTTCCTGCTGAGACTGCTGTGTGGTCTGGGTCACGCCCTGCAGTTGCTGGGTTAGCTGCTGGATTTGGCGTTCTAACTGGCTCACCTTGGGGTCCGCAGGAGGCTGCTGAGGAGCGTTAAGGATGTGCTGCGCATACTGCTGCGGAGTGATGCCAATCGACGTCAGGACACGGTTAATGCCAGCTACAGGGTCAGTCTTGAGCAGGTTATCAATGGCGACATAGTTGGTCATCGCCGCTTTGACGGTCGTACCATGCTCCCGCGCCATATCCTCAAACTCACGAAGCTCCTTGCGAAACTCGTGACTCTCACGATGCTCCTGTAGGCCCTTCTCAGCGTTCTGGAGCGCCCGATGCACCTCACCCCTTACATCGGCGTCAACCTCTGCCCACTTCTCTTTGGCACGTGGCAGAAACCGGGCAGGAGGCTTATCAATGTCACGATCCTCAGACGACCGATCTTTGGTTCCGTCCTCCTGCCCAGTCTCCTCACCCTCAGCGTTAGCTTCGGGGTCTTGATCGGCTTCGCTGTCAGGCGCGGCCTTATTTTCGGGTTCTGTAGCTACCTCAGCTTTGGCGAACTTGCCGCCTTCGCGCTTAGGTTCTGGCTTGACCTCTGGCTTATCGTCAGCCTCGTCATTGCCAATCTTGGTGCCCTTGGCTTCTAGCTCATCAGCAGCCTTTTCCAATGCCTCGCGAGAGGATAGGGGCTTGGGTTCCGGCGCGGCTTTAGGCTCTGGTGCGTCTGGCGTGTAGCTGAGCGATTGCGGGTCGGACCCGGCCTCGATCACTAGGGAGTTGTTTTCGGTCATTTAGTGTTTGCCTTTGTCTGAGAAAGGTGGTTGGGTAGGCACGCATTTTAGGAGGAAATTAATGCTTCAAAGTATCGCCGTAGCAGTAGCCTTGCTGTGCTTTATCAGCGGTTTCGCATGTTTGCTAATAGCCGCTTTCACCGGTTTTACTTATCCATTGATCGCTATTTGGGGATTTGCTGGACTGCCAGCCGGAATTTTGGTGGCGATGATAGCAGAACCCGATTGATCACTCCACATGATCAAATTCCCCACGGCTAACAGCAGCCTCAGCCTTGTCCAAAGCCGCTGCAATATCCGTCTTGTCAGCCTCAAGCGGCTTATGCACCGGGTTCAAATACCCCGCATCATCACCTACCTCAACGAACTCAGTCCCGCGTGGGTTGTTATGCGCACGATAGCTCTCACGCATAGCGGCCTTGCTGGTATAAATCTTGCCATCAACCATTGATCGCAGCGGCTCAGTCTCATCACCCGTATAGATGCGCGGCAGCGGTGCCGGATTCTCTGGCGTGTACTCACGGTAGGCGTAAGGCTCGACCACGCCGGTATCGAGATTGAGGAAGCCGCCTGGAACTGATTTGTATGTTGTCATTAGCCAAGCCTATAAATGCGAACGGGGATTGAGTAGCTACCTGCGATAGAGATGGCTGGCACGAGCAACCCTACAGTAATTTGCCCCGCTGTGGAACATACGCAGTCTTGCACCGAATAGCCAGATGGTGGCGCTGAAACTGGAACTGCAACGTATGAGGCTGTGGTGACAGTCCCTGTTAGCGCTGTGGTAACGCGGCGGACGCCTAGGGATAGGGTTACTAGACCGCTCTCCGCTAGCGTGGCTGTGCCGAGTAGGGTTGAGCCGGACGGGCCTGTTGAACCCTGGATGCCTTGAATACCCTGTGTCCCTTGCGCTCCCGTATCGCCCTTAACACCCTGTGAGCCGGTTGCACCCTGAGCCCCGGTATCGCCTTTAGGCCCCGTCGCGCCTGTCATCCCGGCAATACCGGCAGCGCCAGTGTCGCCCTTAGCGCCAGCCGGTCCCTGAATGCCATACCCCAATGACCGAACCGTCATATCCCAAACCCATAATTAACCTCAATTGGCACCAAGTCTGAGCCTACAGGAAACCCCGGCCTAGCAACAGCCATAACCGACATCCGCTCAGGTTTCTGAGTGGCATATACAGACACATGGCCGGGTGGCAGCAGCCAGCCCTTGCCTTCCTCGACCTCGCCAGCCTCGCCAGTCTTGAACCCTCGCAGTCGCACATAGCACGAGTTGGAGTTAACAACCTGGAACGCATCCGCATTGAGAGGAATGTAGTTCACCGGCACAACCGTAGACTGCCCAACCGTACCCGTGACAGGCAACATAATCGGATCAGTTAACCGCCGATAAGGTGTAGCGATAGCCATCACACAAGCTCCGTAACTACGGCCACGCCGTCATTGGGATCAGTTGCCCAAACACCTGTGATAATGCCAGTATATGGCATAGTAATCTCCTGAGTGGCGTTCTGCGGCAAGCGATAGGTAAACATGAGTGCCGATGCCGTACCACTGGCGAGGCGCACGTAAAGGATAGCTGAAGAGGTATTGGTTATAACGCAAGCCTTGCGGGCTGGGTTTGCAGCCAACAAGGTTACACTCGTAGCATTATCGTTGACGTTTGTTACTGCGCCGCTAGTTGCAGCCGCCACAGACATGGGGAATGGGTTAGCCGCACTGACGCGCTGGTCAACGTTGCCCGCCGCTGGATTTGGTGTGACTAGTGAGACTGCTGCGCCCATTTTGATAATCCTAACTTATTATCCGATTAGGAGGTTAACGTTGGCTTGCGCCCAATCTCGATACATCTCAGCTTTTAGATGTACAGTGGCGTCTTGGTTCATTCCCGCCGCCTGAATTAATGACCATGACCCATAGCGAGTTCTTAGGTCTATTAGCCCTGCACCTCGCTCCAAGGCTAGTTCATACATAGCAGCATCATACGCTGCCGTAACACCCAGAGGGTCGCGGCTTGCTGCTTGTGGCGGCTCAATCCCTAGAATGAAGGCGCTATTGGGATTAGAAACCATAAAGGCTCTAACACTAGCCTTGTAAGTAGCAGCCGGTATGGTGTCCATACCATTGCTTCCAATGAAATAAACAATAGCGTCGGGTTGCAAAGCAGCCATAGCAAGTGCTGGCGCGTAGGGCGAACTAGAAACCTCCCAATCGGACGCCCTTGCACCAGCCCATCCCATATTGCAGAAATGAACTGCAGGGTTTGCGGTATCATACGCAATCAGGCCAATAATCCAAATGCGGCCTCCTGTGCCGTTTCGTTGGATATTGATAGTCCCAAGAGCCGCCGTTCCACCACTAGTAACGGTAATCTTTTGTACATCCGTAGATGCATTCTGAGAATTGTACGTAGCTAATGTTGCGCCACCAAAATTGACGGTTAGCGTGCCATGAGTGCTAGCCCTCACAAGGAGGATATCAACTGCATTGAATGCCTTTTCGGGCGTGTACGTGAATGTGTCAGTAGTGCTTGAGTTCTGCAATAATGCAGCACCAATAGACTTTTGATCATCGCGCCAAGACCAGCCGGAACCGGCAAAAGTCATCTTTGCATCATACTGAGTGGTAATAGCAGTAGTGGGGGAGGCGCTGCCCCATCTTTGATTGCCAAAAAAGTTATCGACCGTTGCTTTGTAGGATGCTGGCATAAGCCTCGCAGATTGAACAGGATGAGAATAGGGCTTAGACCCTTCATAATCCTCTGCGTTTGGCCCGCCTCCTTGACCAGCTGTCAAGCTGTCACCCGCAAAGCCTATGACAACTCTACTTCCACCGGGCAGACCTGTAGTTATACGGTTCATTTTGCGCTTTAGCGCCAAGAAATTCTTAACTAGCGGCAGGCCAACATCCTGCGGGGTAATTAACCGACCTAGAGCCATTATGCAGCTATCCCATAAAGTGGGGAGCCATCAGCCCCCGTTAAGTATGCGCCATCATTACCTAGCAACAACTGGCCTGTAACACCGTCAATTGTGATAAACTGCGGCACCCCGCCTTCATACGGCGTACCATCCAAGTTAAACAAATTCATCGGAACGCCGCCGCTATCAACAAGAGTAATCTTAAGACCATACCCGTTCGCACTAACTGTAGCTACAGGAGCGGCAGGGTTGACAGGCTCACCGGGAGCATTGAGTTGCGTAACAGCTATGCCTCCAGTCAACACGATGATAACCGGAATGCCCTGTATCATGCCTTCAGACTCCGTTGGTGGCGGCGCGTCCACCTCATACACGCCAGTTTGCCACCGAAGTAGCATGGTTTCGTAGCTCTCAGTTGGCGCGTCCAACACGAGAGGGTAGTTATTCTGCTGGCCCTTGTCGGTCGTAATGCCCAGAGTACCCGGATAGGCAACCTGAAGCCGCAGCCCGGAGAACCTACGCATCGCGGTCGCCCTGTGGCTTCATAGCCTGAGCGAGCCGTGCTGCGTCAGCCTGTCGCTGCTGTGCGTCTAGTTTGTCATACTCAAGCTGCGTCGAGATGGCTAGTTCTTCTCTACGGAAAGCATCGTCTGCGGCAAACCTTTGGTCCTCGGCCATCTGCTCCTGGGCTTTAATAGCGGCCTCTGCCTCAAGGTCTTGGGCATTGGTTTGTGTATCAGCATCAAGTTGCGCCTGCTCCGTCATCAGGTTAACTTCAGCGTCTTGTGTGCGTTCCTGCAGGCGGGCCTGAGCCTTTATCTGCTCAGTCTGAGCGGCCATCTGCGGACGCGTCTGCAGTTCCTGAGCCTTCAACTGAAGATCCTGACCACGCAGCCCAAGCTCAGCCTGACGGTACTCATTATCGCCCTGCAGCTTCTGCCCCTCAAGCGCCAACATGCCCTTCTTGTACTCGGCTTCGGCTGCGTTCTTCTCAGCATCCGGGTTGGGCTGTGGCTGTGCATTCTCCATGCTCTCTACCCACTCATCCACCAAGCCCTCAAGCTCACGCCCAGCCCGATACGGACCAAGCTGAAACTTAATTAGCCCACCAGCCATCTTAGCGCCAGCAGGTCCACTCATAGCCAACGGAGCCAAAGCCTGGGATGCCGTGACAAACACAGTCATGAACTCGTTACGGCTTTCCTTCTCAGCCTGCTCATCGGGGTAAATCGTGCTGTCCGTCTCGATGTCGAACACAAATGGCCGCGTCTTGCTGTCGTCTAGCAGTTCCTTAACCATCTCCTCAGTCACTGACTGCCCTATCTTGGCAATCTGCGGCTGGTATTTGGCTATGATGGCTTGCTGCGCCTGTTGGTATTGCGCCTGCGCACCCTCAAGAGCCGCTGGATCACCCCCCTCCTGGTTAGCCAAGGCTTGCTCAGCCTGATCAGTCAATGCCTCAAGTTCACCACGCGCAGCTTTCTCAAGCTCACGCATTTGCTTCTTGATGTCAGCCGTGGTCGGCAGTTCCATCTGGGACATATCAATGAGCGTGTCCCAATCGAACTCCTCAGCCATAATCTCAACCATGATGCACACGGTATCACGCGCAATGCGGACAAGCTCACTCACACGGTCGCGAATACGAACCGAGCCGTACTGTGATTTGAGCTTCTGAGCGGTAGCTGTCTCCTGCGCATCACTCTCACCGCGCATGATATCGGCAATACCGAACAACTCCTGCACGTTGCCGATGATTTCGCGGCGGGCTTCAACCGCTGACAGGATAGCCTGCGCCACCATGTCAATAGGGAGCCACTCGATCCCATTTTTACCATCGCTCATGCTCATGGCAGGAACGGGGATCATCATGTAGCTAGCATCATCCGAGCGCAGCGCCTGCTCGATAGCATCACCAACGTCAGTGCCAGCCGGGATAATACCTTTGACAACCAGCTTCTCGCAGAGGTCATGAATACGGACCGTGAGGCTGTTGATGGTCTCTAGCTGGTCCTCGATATAAGAAATATCCGGCACAGGCACCAGCGAACGCCGCTGCATAGTCCCATACGCTGGCCGTGGGCACGGAAAGAAGCCCTTAAGCTTCAGATGCGGTTCACCGCTGTCTAAGAACTCCTCACAGCCCTCAGCGACCCAATAGACCTTGTTCTCTACTTTGTCCCATACCTCATAGAACGGAGCCTTGTCGTCATCGCTAGCCCATGCGTCATCGCCTACGCGGTCTTTGTGTGTGCCGTAGTTGGCCTGCATCGCAGCTTCGCCAAAACGCTTCTTAGCCGCAACGCGATCCAGCCAAGCAATGCGCCAGACCATGCCAACTTCAGACCACTTGCGGGCTATCGAGTGCCCAAAGTCCTTGCGGTCCAAATGTTCAATGCAAACCTTTTCCCCGTCGCCCTCATCCTCATACGTCAGCCAGATCACGCCGCGCGCGTTGATAACGAGGTCGTCGCGCACACTGAGCATCACCTGATCGATGTCGCTCTCGTCAAACCCAGCGACAGCGCAGCGCTCCAGCAACTCGCTAGTAACACGGTTAACCGGGCGGCGATCCTTGAATTTAGGCGTCACCACAGGCACAGGCGGGCGGCTATAGATAGATGGCTTGATGACCTCTACAGAGGCCCAGAACAGGTTATATTCGCGGTCAATGAAGCTATCGCCCACAGCGTCAAAGCCGGATAGCGTCTGCAGGCTAGAATACAGTTTATCGATGCGGTCGCACTTAGCCTGCCAGGTGTCAAACTTGCGCTCAGCGTCCTTGACGATAGCCAAAATGCCCTTAGCCGAGCGGTTGGCCTCGTCAGCTTCTCCTGTGCCTACGTTGTCGTAGGTGACGGGATCAGGCAACTAAATCGTCCCCTCAATCATCTTCTTGAGCATCGGCGCTAGAACGCTATCCATGCCGCGCTCAGTCGCAATCTTCACATTGAACGTATCCGCCGTGATGGACGACGCCACGTAATCACACAGCAGCGGCGCACCAAGCGCTAGCTCCTTCAGCCTCCGGCTATTACCCGTGCCCGCAGTAATCTGCGCTGTGAGTTCTTTGGCTATGCCACCAGCTACACCGAGTGCTTGCAGCTTCTGCGTGTTATTCAGGGGCATGATTTAATCCTGTGGCCGAACAGTTCATAGACGTTAGCATGCGGCGGGTGAACGTGCAAGCTACTCTATGCATTGATCGCAATAACCAGTATTCTCCTCGTCCTCATGGATTAGCTCTCCACTCTCTGACCACCACCCACAGCCCTTACATTCCTCCATCCCATAGGTCAGCATTTCATCTTCCCAGTCTATATCTGGGTCTAACTCTAAAAATTCTACAGCACCATGGATAGTGGCGCATGTACCCTCAAGGAACTTCGCGAGTTCTTCAACTTTAGCCGATTTATCAATCATTATCCCATCCTCGTATGAAAAAGCCCCGCCATTGCTGACAGGGCTTATAGTATCCGGGGGTGGCGGACCTAATGGTATTTGTCCCAATCAACTGTGGCGCGTGGCTAGCCATGTCATAGCCCTTTGGACTCGCATTCACAATCTGATGTAGGTTACCAGACCTACACACTCCACCGTGACCGGCTTACTAATTTATGCGGCTCGCCTAACCATTACCCTCGAATACTACTAGTGGGGCAGGGACAACATGGCTGGCTGAGATGCGCCTACATCCGCTTCGGCGCTGAGGAAAGCCCCGTGTTAGTTAGCCGCGTCGATCTGGCGCTTAACGCCACCCTTACGAACGTTATTGTCATGATCCAATGGATCAGCCTTAGCCTCATAACCAGCAGCACGCTCCCGCGCAAGCTCGTTCTGGCGATCAACGGCAGTCGGCATGTCCGAGGCAGTCACTTCCCCTTCCTGCTTTTCGGTCCAGGCTTCAAGGGCATTGGCGCGCAGCACAGGGCTGACGTTCTCTGGGAACGTGGTCATGTTGCCCTCGACGTAGCCGGATGCTTCGAGGTCTTTTAGCTCGTCTTTGGTGAGTTTAGCCATGGTGGTTATCCTATGTTAGTCGGTGTCTGAGGTTGGCGTTACAACGGCTGGCGCGGTCTCAGGTTCCTCACTCGCTACCGGCTCCAACTCCTCAAGCGTAATCCCATACTGCAAATATGTCTGCAGTCTAGCCTCAATCTCCATCCCGTTCAATAGCTGAGGCGTCACAAGCTTCGTGCCATACATGGCGTTCTGCTCGTCAATCATATCCTGCCGCACACGGTCGCGGGCCTCTTTGATCGCAGCTAGGGTGTAGCTAGGCATATCCTTCGACCCCGCGCAGTGCGTTAGCTTTAAAATCATCACCGAAATCGCCAATACTTTCGACGCACACGGCGCAACGTTCTGTCTCAGCAGCTATGGCCAGAGCAAAGTCATATGTGAGTCGGTCTGCTAATGTAGCAATAGGCAGAGCCTTAGCAGTGTTGGGCCAACATTCATTAACCCACCAAAGATAATCGTTCGCCTTTTGCGCAGCATCGTTCCAAACTTCTTGGCTGATACCCTCTGGCTTAGTCATCCTACCGTCTCCTCATCCTCATCTGCGGCGCAACTATGCCATCTTCGTCCGAAACGGGCAAGGGGGTTTCCACCACGGCTGGCGCTCGAATGCCAGCGTTGACCGCAAACTCCCCAAACCCATCTGCAGCATGCGAATGCTCATCATGCAGCGGTCCAAGGTAAATCCCAAGGTTTTCGTTCATCTTTCGGCTGTACCGGCGCAGGTGGTTCAAACCTAACACGACCCGTTCAGTCTGGTTAAACTCGCACATCGGCAATAGCTGGCGAACAGCGTTGATCCGATCCTCTGGGGCCATAGGCACGCCACGGTTGATCGTACCTAGCGGCACACCCAGGCCATTGACCGTCTGGATACGCGTCTTAGCGCCTGCGCCCCATTCTCGCATGCCCACGTCATGAGGGAAGAAATGCCGCTTGTAGCTGTAGCCAATACCCCGATGTAGCAGCAGAAGCGCCTCTACGCGGTCCTGTACGTCCGCTGTGTACTCCGGCATAGCCGAGGCGACAATCTCCGCCGCACCAAGCCCGCTGGCCTCGTAATAGTCGATGATCCTGACGCGAGGCACACCATCGGGATAGTACACCTGATAAAACCAGATGACCGTGTAGTCATCGACGCCCAAGTCCCAGGACGTGAACACCTGACCCAGCGCAGGATCATACGGGAACGCGCCAACCCATCCCTTACGCTCCAGTGCGGCGATATGTTTGGCGAAGTACGCGCCAGCCGTGATGCGCTCGTAGCCGCCGCCCCATACGTGGTCAGCCATCTCAGGATCGCTGGCGTAGTCCTGGTCTTTCTCAGCCTTCAGTGTGCCGTTGAACCAAGGGTTGTCATGCCAGTTGATGTTGATGATGATGGCGTCTTTTGGCGGGTTTCCGCCGCGAAAGAACTTGTCCACAGGGTCAGTCTCGAACCGTGGGTTCCATGAGAACCAAATCTCAGAACCATCCTTACGGATCGTCGGGCGTAGCATCCTTAGCGAGGTCTCGGAGAACGTTTGGGCCTCCTCGACCCATGCTCCATCAAAGTCCTCCAGTGATTTAAGGTTTGCAGCGTTGAAGCTCTGCATGCCCTTGAATATGATTATACCACCGTGTGGGCAGCGTATTTCAGCCTCTAGCACCTCAAACTGATCCTCGACGCCGAACTTGGCAATCTTGTCAATCAGCAGTTGGCGCACGCTTTCACGCAATGACCCCTGCACCTCACGAATGCAAGCAAAGCGCGTCTTGCGCATCAAGCAGCGCTCTATAAGCTTCTCAGCGAAGAAATGGGATTTGGTGCCACCACGGCCACCGTGCAGAGCTATGTACCGGGCAGGCTCTAGCGCAGGGACAAGCTTTCGGGGAACGTCGATGACGAGTTCGGTCATTCAGGAAGATAATACTCTGTGTGGGTTAGACCGTTTTTACCATTATCAAAAACATCAACGGATTTACCAACCACACGACCGTTATCGCTGTATCCCAGCAGTTTCCACAAACTTGTGTAAGGCCATGAGCCTTGTATCTGCGGGTGAACGTTGAGGGGTCCTACCTTTCGATAGAACTCCTCTGTTGTGACTTTCCTCATGCCGCCAACTTCCCTGCCAAGTAGTCGGCCTCGTCCAAGATAGTCGCCACTGCGTTCTTGGTATCGAGATGCTTGGTCTGGTTTTCCATGTCCTTGACTGCAAATACCAAAGCAATGTTCTTATCGCCACCCACTGAGATCGTCTGAAGGTAGGTTGCGTAAACTGCTGCGAACTTCACGAGGGCTGCTTTGCGGCTGGTCATTTTCTCTCTCCGTTTGATGACCCTTTATCCCACACGCTTGCGCATACGTCAACAGGTTATTTCAACTATTTTGCGGGTCAACAATCCGGCGCGTGATCTGCTTAATCTCAACGCCGCCAGAGTGCACGGTCTCGACCTTATCGCCGTATTTCTTGGGGACCATTTTGCTCATGAGCCACTTGCGTGTGTCAACGCGCAGCTTGTCGCGGTTAACATCGCCGGTCAGGTCATCTGAGATATCCACCAACTGCTCTGACCAAGCCGTGGTTCGATCAGCCTGGGCCTTCGCGTACTTGTCACCAAAGGCAGGGTGTCGACCAATCCAAAGATAGACCGACTTAGCCGAAGGCATGCCCTCATCCTCACAGATCGAACGAAGGGAGCGCCCAGACGCAATCTCTGCGCAGATGGTCGCTGCAATCTCATCGTTGTAATCTGTGGGTCTGCCCATGCGGTCCTCTTACCCCCAAATACCTAGCACGTTGCATGGCTCTGCGCAAGGGCCGTCGCGTCAAGCGGGCAGCGATAGCTAGGCGGGTCTTTCGGTTCACTCAGATTGGTTCATCGTAATTTGACGATAACACAATGGGATATGACCTCTATATCTAGTTCAAAAGCTCTCTTGAACCCTTATAGACACGAGTGCTATACACTAGACTTCTCCACCTCTATACACTAGCACTATTCTCCTATATCAGATTTTCGGTTATTGAACTAAAGCTAGAAGTCTGGTACTTGCGGATTGGAAAAGCCCATGCTACAAGGGTTTTTTACCACTGATACCAGAGTTCCAAATGCCCAAAAGACTAGTAATTTCAGACGCAATGCGGTTTCTGATTGAGGCTTGCAGGTCTAGTGACCAGAGGTGTATTTTCTTCCCGTACGAACAAAAAGGAGTTTCCTTGGGTGGCAAAACACGCACCCCTCAATGGGTAACATGCCATGAAATCAACGGCACTCCTCCTCCCGATATGGTCCCGGTTAACACCTGCGGAGTGGTCGGCTGCATCAATGGCCGTCATTATAAGTGGGGTTCATTCCACGACATGCTTGCCTCGCGGCGCTTCAAAGAAAGGCGTGGGTCAGATAATCCCAATGCTAAATTAACTGAAGATCAGGTTGCTAGATGGAAGGCCAAAGACTGGGGGAATGGTGCTGAAAAAGGTCCGGAATCTCGAAAAGCTGGAATTTCCATCAAAACTTTAAACATGATTTTGGATGGGAAGGCATGGCAGCACGTCGAGCCTAATGCTCGCGCTGGCCTTGAAGGTGATGAATTTTGAGTTGGTGCAAGCTAAAAAACGGGCTTGAAGAGCTAATCCTGGCCGACAAATCTTTAGGTACAGGATGGTTTGTCAACATCCGATCTACGCACGGAATCTTTGTCCCTCGCTTAACAAAGGGGATTACATCTGCCGAGTTGGAAGCGCGCAGAGCCTTTGCAGAGAAACACGGCATAACGACTGAAATAATTGCTCGCGTTATAAACAGGAAGTATCAACGATGATAATGAACAAATCTGAAATTAATCTCTCTTCACTAAAGGGCTTGATGGGCCGATTGTGCCAGCATCCAACAGTGGACACTCAGGCTCGTGAAGTGCTGTTTGAAGCCATGGTTGCGCTATGTGCAATATCCGACCATGCGACGGAGCAGGGGTGGGATTTACCGATAGTTATCGATGTACCGAAGGAGTTCTTGAAATGACCAAACCAGATTGGTGCCCAACGGATGTGTGGGAAACAGTTCGCGCCGCAGAGATGGCTACATTCGTTGCCCGTAGCACTGGCCGCAAAGTTTCAGATAAGGAGATGCTAGCCCGCGCCATCCTTGCCGAACGTGAGCGGGCTTTGGAGGAGGCGGCACAGTGCGCCTATAATATGAATGCACTTTGCTGCGGCAATGCCGTGTTCTTGGTGGCTGGAGCCATACGCGCCCTAAAGGAAACACCATGACCAACAAAAACCTAATCGATCGGCTTAGAGACCTGCCTAGACTCGATGACTGCGACGAAGCCGCCGCGCTGATCGAACAACAGGAGGCGGTTATTGCCTCTCTTATCGGTGCGCTTGAGCAGATAGCGTTCTCAGGCATTACGGACAAAGATAAACTAACAGCCTCCGCCGTGGATTATATCGATGGCGGCGGTAAGTACCCTAATGAGAGGACAGTGGCTGCTTATGCCCTCCTCGCAGCCAAAACCCATTTGGGAGAGTGAGATGACCGACAAGCTAAAGTTAGACCTTATTAACTCTCTACCGCAGCCGTTTTTTACAACCTGCACGATGGGGTGGCCTGTGTATGACATCGATGTTCAAACGGGACTTATGCGGCTCGATGTGATGGGGAAGTTGGATGTTTCGCACATAGCCGAGCACTATACACTACGCGATGCGGAGGGGACTATCCATGAAACGGATGAATGGTACTGCGAATGAAAGTTCCCATCACCGACCAAATCACCGAAGCCCGCCGCTGGCTGAGTGTCCTGCCTGCGGGGGAGCGGAGGGATCGCGCGGAGGGGGTAGTGCTGACGTTGGAGTTTATGAAGGTGTATCGTTCGGATTTTTATGAGTTTATGGCGCAGCGGAGTAAGGAGACGAAATGAATTACGTATCGGCGGCTATATTTGGTGCGATGATAGGTTGGGGGTTGGCTGCGTTTATGTGGAGTCCAATGCTAGACCGATGGATAAATGCATACGAGGGTTCGTCTGAACGGCTAACCTATTACTCTGAAGGCGCGGCCAATCGAGGCATGTTGGACATCTGCGATAAGGCTGGTGTTCAAGGTGTATATTTCAAGGATGAGTGTGACAGCAAATGAGTGAACTCCTAAAACGCGCCGGTAACGTCGAGGTAGGCACATGGCTAGACGGCCATCCACGATGGGCATCCATCAAGTTTCACGGCCAGACTATCAAAAGCATGCAGCCGGAGGACTTGCGCGACCTGCGGTATTGCATCGATAGGTTTCTGGTGGGGATTGAGGAGTATGATGCGCGGTTTAAAGGGAAATAAGAATGAAACGCAAATCAATGACCAAACCTCAACATATCGTTGCCCTTCTTATAATGCTTCCATCGCTGCCATTTGCGTTGCCTTTGGGGCTTTTGGTTCTGCTGTCGGATTGGCTCAATAGGGCTGCTGAGTGGCTTTACGAGACTACATCGGTGCCTTTTCTGTGGGCCAATCGTAAATGGGAAGTGCGCTGCGATAAACTCAACAATCCTGACGATTACACCCATTGACACTCCCGCAACAGCCATCTAAAACAAACGCAGAGATTAAGGAGAGATAGAATTATGGCGCAGCCCACACGAGACGAATTACGAGACCTCGCAGCACGTTTGAATGCATACGCCGAGGCTGACGCTAGCCGCGAAAGCCTAGGGTCTAACAAAACCCCAACCGCCTTCCGCTGGACCTCCGAGATGTCCGCCGTATTCCCTGTTCGGCTTACGATGTCGCAGCTTACCGCGATGTGGGAGGCTTTGCATGACGCGGCTGAGTATTCTGCTGTCGGTGCATCTGACGAGCTAACTGATGACACAGAGGGTTGGAATGAGAACACCAACGGGAAGTACCCAAAGGGACTTAAGGACAACACTCGCGTTGAAGTGAAGTTTAGGAACGGGACAACCGACACTGACAAAATACACGCTTACGTTTGGGATTTGGACCTTACATTCAGCGCCATCACCCACTGGCGTCTAGCCAAATGACCATCCTCCACATCATCCGAGACGACGAACCAATCACAGTGTTTCTAGACTGGCAAAGCTGCGACGACCAACTCTATAATGTTACTGCCCACACACGCACCGGGCTTGATATCAAACTATCCCCCACCGAAGAAAACGACGCGCTAGAGAAAATATACGGCTCGATGCCTTCGGTTAGTAATTATGAGCTTTATTGAGGAGAATGAAAATGCGCATTGAAGCAGGTAAGTATTACAAGACTCGTGATGGGCAGAAAGCCGGGCCAGCCGTCCGCTGCTCGGAGACTGTAATTCAATCATGGAAACTAATGGTAAATACCTATCCTAGATATTATAATTCAGACGGCAGTTGGATGTCTCCTGAACAAGATGAACCACTTGACCTCGTAGCCCTCTGGCAAGACCCCGCATCTCAAGGTCCCGTCCGCACCAAGACTGTGAAAGAGATTACCCCCGGAAAATGGAAAATATGGCCGGATTATAACAGGCGGTAAAGTTTTCTCGGATAGCGAATGGGTCTCCGTTGGGTTCACTAACTCACACGGTAAGGGGAACCCTAGTCAACATCTAAACGCCAACGAACTCCGCGCCGCCGCAGCTACACTACTCGAAATTGCAGAGGCTCTCTCAGAATGACCCGCGACCCCGACTACAACCTTTCAGTCTACGGCCATATCTCAGGCCACGGCCAGCCTTTTCTCGTCCGCGTGAAGCACCCTCGCACCAAGCTACATATTTTCTTTGAAGGCGGCACCAAAGACGAGGCCGTTAACTCCGCCGAAAGATTTTGGGCTGAATATCAGGAGGAACGCGAGGCAGCTTGGGCACGGCAGGAAGCCGGTAAGATTGCCCGCGAGATGAAGGCTAAGGAGAAGAACCGTGATTAAGACGCTAACCCACCACCCAATTTCCACAGCCCTTGCTATCCTCGCTGTCGTTTGGGTTCTAACCATGGAAAATGGAGTACTATCGTGGCTAGGACTGTAAGCCCCCTAAATTTCGTTTATAAATGGAAAGTAGGCGTTGGCCTCACAGCCGCCCTGCAAGAAGAAATCGACGTGTACGGCGACGATCACGATTTCCTCTACCTCGCAAGCCGCGTCCCAAGCGTTCAACTCATGTTTGCAACGCCAGGAGAAGCTGAGTGCGCTATCGCAGCCCGCGACGAGGCCGTGAGCGAAGCCGAAATGGTTGGTGTGGTCGCTGTTACGGAGAAGCCGGTGTGGTTGAGGCTGTAAACGATACGCTCAAGGAGCGCGGCTCTCGGTATGGTGACTTTACGGACCATGCTTTCATAGCTCAGGAACTACAAGACGCTATGAGGGCTAATGACGGCTGGAAGCGGCTCGATGCCGTTAAGCGCCAAGCCCTTTCTGTCATCGCGGATAAGATAGCCCGAATCCTGAACGGCGATCCTGAGTACGCCGACAATTGGCACGATATCCAGGGATATGCGCGGCTGGTCGAGGAACGATTGGTTAAGGGAGGTAAGGATGAGTAATTTTCGGGTTGGGCAGAAGGTGGTTTGCATCGAAGGAAGCAGGGGTGGAATGCTTGTCAAGGGGCAAATCTACACGGTGGAGGATATCATCCAACGCTACGGTAAAACCTATATTTGTCCTGTAGAAACTCCTAGGGATATTATGGGAGAAAAAGGATGGCTCGTTCACCGCTTTCGCCCCCTCATCACACCCGAACAAGACATCGCCCTTTTCCACGCCCTCTGCCCCGGCCTTCCTGTCGTTCCACCAGCTATTCTGAAGCCTAGGGTTAGGGTTGAGTGAAATCAACATGTAGTGGGTCTTGTGGAGATAGCCCCACGGACTAGCGGATTGACGAATAACAGGCGGCGGGCGATTATGCCCGTCCGAATTTAGGAGGGAAATGAGATGAAATACATTATCAACTGGACTGATAAAAACACGGAAGTCGATTGTGTCGAAACCTATACCGACATAGATGAGGCTGAGAAAGAGGCTAGGACGCTTAGCAATAAACACGGCATTGCATGCATTCTGGCGTTTTTTGAGGATGATTTGACGGGCACGCTTCAATATAGTTTTGGTCGCAGAGGCGAAGTTGATGGCGACCTATAAGCAAAAAGAAATTATCGGAAATTGCACACTTCTTTTGGGTGACTGCCTAGAAATCATCCCAAGCCTTTCTCCCTCTCAAATGGTGATGACGAGCCCGCCATATGATGGGTTAAGGGAATATGGAGAAGGCTTCACCGGTCTAGATTGGCGCAAGGCTATTACGATGCTATCCGGCAATCTTGCAGATGGGGGTGTAATGGTTTGGAACGTTGCAGACCAGACTGTTGATGGTAGCGAAACTGGAACAAGTTTCCGTCAGGCTTTACACGCGATCGACAGCGGCTTGCGCCTTCACGATACCATGATTTATTGCAAAGAAGGCGTAACGTTTCCTGACGCCAATCGATACCATCCAGCCTTCGAGTACATGTTTGTGTTCTCCAAGGGAGCGCCATCTGTTTTCCAAGGCATAAAGGATTGGAAAAACAAGTGGGGCGGCACAAAGATGCACGGCACCGACCGAAACCCAGATGGCTCAACCTCTAAAATTAGTGGCGATGGTAAACTAGTCCCTGACTATGGTTTGCGAAGGAACTGGTGGGTTATATCAAATCCATATACTGGAGCCACAAAGGGGCATCCTGCGCCAATGCCATACAGTATGGCTTACGATCATATTGCCAGCTGGAGTTTGACAGGCGATACGGTTTTAGATCCTTTTCTGGGCAGCGGTACTACAGCGTTGGCGGCGATGAAACAAGGCAGGAATTTCGTAGGGACCGAAATCGATCAGGCCTACTTTGACATCGCCTGCCGCCGCATCGAGGACGCCTACAAACAACCCGACATGTTCGTCACCCCCGCACCGAAGGCTGAGCAAGTGCCGCTAGACTTCTAGCGCACCCGGTCCAAGAGGAACCCATGCCCAATTTTGAGCCTGCTCTACTTGAGCAGATAAAATCGCTCGTCCCAATTTCTAAGCTTGTGGGTGAGTACGTTGCTGCCGATAAAGGCAAGTCCTCAGCAGGAGACCTGTGGGCCTGTTGCGTGTTCCATAGCGAAAAGACACCTTCATTCCATGCTGAGGACGCCAAAGGGATTTACCATTGCTTCGGCTGTGGTGCGACAGGCGACCATTTTCAGTGGATGCAGGAGCACCAGGGAATGACCTTTACGCAAGCCGTGGAGGCCGTTGCCGATCGTGCTGGCGTCACACTGCCCGGGAAGCGCTCAGAGCCGTCAGCGGCCAAGCCACGCGCCCGCTATGATGCTCCTAAGATCGTTGACCCATACGAGGGTTACGAGTTTGTGCAAGTGCCAGCCGGTACACCGCTTATTGTTCCCGGCCAACGAACACCGGAACTGCGCAACCCTAAGAAATTTGGCACCGAAAAGTTTGTCACGCGCTACAAGCCATCGGCTGTGCACGCCTATGAGAACGCTGCGGGGGAACTGCTAGGGTACGTCCTGCTGGTCGAGTTCAAAGATGGCAAGTCAACGCCTGGGATTTGGTGGGCGCATGGTCCGGATGGCTTTGAGGGGTGGTGTCACGGATCGATTGATAATTGCCCGCTGTATGGTTTGCCAGAACTACTGGCGCATCCTGATAAGCAGGTGTTGGTGGTCGAAGGTGAGAAGTGCCGTAGAGCCGCAGACAAGGCGCTAAAGGGCCGCGTGGTGGTCGTTAGCTGGTGTGGCGGCACAAACCGTGTTGATCGGTCTGACTGGTCGCCGCTGGCGGGGCGTTCGGTGATCTGGTGGCCTGACAATGACCCTGAAGGGCTTAAAGCCATGGCTGAGGCCCTCAGCATAGCGAATGCATCCAAAAACAAGCGCATAGCCCCCTACGGCGACAAAGGCGGCGACGTTGCCGATCTGATCTTAGCCGGTGGCTCGGTTGCGGATTATATCAAGGCTAATATCAGTGAGTGGAATGATGACGCTAACCCTGAGCCTACTGCTGACAGCGAGCCTAACGCTGAACCTGATGCAGCGCCTAAAAATCATATCCCTCCAACACAAAGTGTGGGTGGCGGGGGTCGAGAAGCGGTTGTGGTTGAGGAAACGATAGATTGGGAAGGCACGTTAGATAGGACAGACAAGGCCACACTGACGCTTAACAGCCTTCATAACTCAGTTGTCATTCTGCAGTATCATGCAGATTTCAAAGGTGTTTATGCGTATAACGAATTTGCGCAGGAAATCTCTCTGCTCAGGAAGCCGCCTTATGATCCACCCAACAGGCCGTTCAAGCCCCGGCTTTTGACCGAAATCGACGTTATCGCAAATGCTGCATACATGGAAACGATGGGTGAATATAAGCTAAAGCCTAAAGTGAACGATATGATATTGGCTATTAAGCGTGTCGCTGATTTCAACAGGTTTAACCCTGTTAGGGATGCGCTGGACGCTTTGGAGTGGGATGGTCTACCGCGACTGCAAGGCGGAACAGTTGGCAAGCGCTTGTTCAAAAGCTTTGCAGTTCGTTATCTCGGCGCTGAGGATACCCCAATCAATGCTGCTTTCGTCAAGCGCAGCCTGATATCGGCTATTGCCAGAGCGTACAAACCCGGCTGTAAAGTTGATACTATGCTTGTGCTAGAAGGCGGGCAAGGCAAATTCAAATCTACCAGCCTTAACGTTCTCGCTGACGCTATCGCACCCGGTCTTTTCACCGATGAAATGAGCGACCCAGGTTCTAAGGACGCCGGTTTGCAGATGCAAGGCCGGTGGATAATTGAGATTTCAGAGCTTGATGCCTTCCGCAAATCTGATGTGTCAACTCTAAAGGCATGGTTGGCCCGTAAAGAGGATCGGTTCCGTAGGCCGTATGGTAAGAACGTCGAGGACTTCCCGCGCTCGTGCATTATGATCGGAACAGTCAACCCGCCTGAGAGTGGTTATCTGCGTGACCCGACCGGCGCTCGTAGGTGGTGGCCTATTCGGTGTGGGGAGTTTGATTTGCCGTTGCTCAAAGAGGATGCGCGTCAAATATGGGCCGAGGCACGTCACCTGTATATGGCTGGCGAACAATGGCACCTAACCGACGAGGAGGAGGAACAAGCTAAGGTTGTGCAGCAAGCCCGTTATGAGCATGATCCTTGGGCGACATTGATCAGTGACTATCTAGCTAGACACACCGACGCAGTTAAAAGCACAGTTAAGCTCATCGATCTTATGGGGGATATGTGCCTACGCATTCCACCTGAACGCCGAACCCCGCTGCAGAACGCTCGTATTGAAGCACACCTAAATATGATTGGCTGGCTAAAATTAGATAGCGGGACATACCGAAGGGGGTTGACGCCCTAACCCCCGCATGTATTATGCAGTTGTGTTCGCGGCTCCCCTGCCGCTTGAGCCTTAAGGGCCACCAGTGTTCCTCCCACTGGTGGCCCTATTTTATGAGAGGGTGTGTTTTGGAGTGCAGGGGACTTGCACTCTTTGTTTTGCACTTAACACATGAAATGGCATCCCCACGCCTCTTATCTTTCCGCTTCGTCTAATGGTAGGACAGCGCACTTTGAATGCGTCAATCGTGGTTCGATCCCATGAGCGGAAGCCAATAAAAAAAGACCCCGTTAAGGGCCTTAATTATGATGGCTGATCGGCCCCATCGTGCGACGAGATTATGGTGGTATGCACACCTCGAAAGAGGTTCTCTATTAAAGCTGGCCGCATAATAGCAAAAGGCTTTGGATAGTCAACCCTCCAACACCTTCATAGCCCCTTCAACACTATCGGCCCACCCAATGCGCAGCGTAGGGCAGGATTTTAGCGCAGCTTCCCGCCAGTCGTTTTGATCCTTGGTCGGCTTCTTTCCCGGCTTCTTCATCTCAATGAGGACGGCGTAGCCATCCTTGGTCCATCCCCACAAATCTGGCGCGCCGTCGCCGCCTATCCCGAGCTTTACATAGCTCTTAAGGGTTCGTCTAACACCCACTTTATTCTTGAATAGACGATGCCCCGCAGCCGAAGCTGCGAGGATTACACGCGTCTCTATATCAATCTCTAGCTCACTCACCGCTCATCTCCTCCCACCGCCGAACACCATACAGAACAGTCGCATGGTCGCGCCCGATGCAATCGCCAATCTGGTAGGTGCTTAGCTTAGTCTCATTGCGGATGCGCGACATAATCTCCCACCGAGCGCGGACTAGCTTAGGATAACGCTTGCGACTAAGTACCTCGCCACGGAACACGCGGCGAGATTTGCAGACCTCATCAATTATGGTAGACCACTTAGCTGCCATTACGCTGCAAGCCTCTGTAGAACTTCTTTCCAACCTGCAGTAAATTTCTCATAGAAATATTGTCTCCGATCATCGTCATTCATCGACCAGCATGGATGGACCCGATAGCTAACCGTATCATTCCGGTGCGGGTCACATCCCATCTCAATCAGGATATCCCGCACAGCCTGCGTTTTCATCTTGAGCAGGTTGGCGATATCCGTTGAGCTTGTGCCATTGTCGTAACGCTTACGAATGGAAGTCTTGGTGCAAAACTGAGGATAACGACCTTTGGGGCGAAACGTCTTTGGACCGCGCAACATGCCCATACGGCGAATTTTGCTCATGATAGAGCTACGAGGCCGCTTTAGCTTAATAGAGCAAACATAACTAGTCTCTCCGCCCATCCATAGCTCTCTGAGCTTATCCTCCTCAGCGGCGGTCCAGTCCGTCCCGCCGATGCGCGGGCGCACTATTGAGATACGCCCCTCACGCCGCAGAAGTTCGATCTTTGAGCCAATGCTACTCATGCTTCTGCCGATGTGCTGAGCAATTATTTGGTTCGTTGTGCCCTTGGCGTACATGCGCAATAGAAGGTCGGTTTCGGCGTCGGTCCATTTCATGCTACTAATCTTCCTCTCTCACGTTTAACCTCGATGAGCTTCTTAGCCCATCCGTCCTTATAGCCCCGTTCGCGGCCATAAGCTATTATTTCCTCAGCCCTATTGAGGGATGCAATAGCGCGCTTCCGGTCCATTGTCGCAGCGGCTTTAGCGGCTTCGTGGGCGGCGCGTTCCACCTCTGCCAGATGACCCTGAACTTCCTCAATCTCACGGCGTGTGGCGGCTCCTGGACGGCCTTCGCGGATATCCTCGCCACAATGCTTGCATTTATGCTTGATCGGGATGGCTGTCGCTAGGCAATGGGGGCATTGCACCGGTTTTATCTCTTTAGGCTTACGAATAGCCCCGGCCAAAGTCCATTCAATCTCGTCATCGGGTAGCCATTCAAACGCTCCGTAGCAATCTACGTGGTCAGCAATAATACCCGGCGCGCCGTCAGCCTTTGGACGCATAGCCCGCATAGCCATCTGCACGAGCAGAGGGAACGAAGCCGTCAGGCGACATAGCCCCACAACCTCAATTGTTACGTCTTTGCCAGCCTGCGCAGCTAGATCGTAGCCCTCGCCAGCGATGAACGCATTGCAGAACCCATACAGTTCACCATCGGCAATCTTGCGGGCTATGCGCTTGCGCTCCCATTCTGGCGTATCCTTGTCCATCCACGCCATAGGGACACCGGCAGCGCAGAAAGCGTCTGCGTACTTTTTGCCAGTGGAGATATTGGGGAAAAAGTATATAGCCTTTTTGCCCATGAAATGGGTCTTGTAGTTCTCCACGACGCTACCGACGATAACGGCACGGGACATGATATCGCCCTGCTTCTCCAAAGCATCATCGCCGCCAACGCGCATCTTGACGTTATGCAAATCCTCTGGCGGCTGACCGCGCATCCACTTGAAGTCTGACAGAGCGCCAGACTTAATCAAGTCGCCAACCTGCGGGCCAAGAACAATGTCGTCGCAAACCTCTCCCAAGCCCACGCCATCAGTGCGGTCTGAGGGGGTTGCGGATAGGTACATGATCGTAGCATCGGGGAAATTCTCACTAACCCACCTATAGGTTGCTGCAACGCCCCTGTGGCCCTCGTCTATTAGGATCATTGTGGGACGATGCTTGAGCTTAGAAACGCGGCTTTTGATTGAACCGATCATCCCCACATGTACGGTTTCGTTAGGATTAAAAGGCTTCCCCGCAGCCATGAAAGAATGCGGGATTTTCATTTCCTTGAACGTAAGGCTAGTTTGCTCAGCCAGGAATGAGCGATGAGCCAGGAACATCACGCGCCCGCCGCGCTCTAAGGCAGATTGCGTTATCATCCCGGCAACGCGGGTCTTGCCGGAGCCACAGGGGGATTGCATCATCAACCTAGGCTTCCGCTTAACCCCCCTCTCATTGAGGGAGGCTTGGATTTCTCTCAGTTTTAGTCGGGCTTGGGAGATTAGGGTTTGTTGATAAGACCTATCTATCCCCACTGCTCTGCCATTGCGTCGGCAATGCCCTGATAGGTTCGGCTGCGTTCTTTCCAGCGGTTCGGTCCTGGCGTCATGTGGAACACACGGTTCCGTTCCTGCGGTTTCAGCGTCATCATATGCGCTTTTACGTGTTCCGCGTCATCGTTAGGCACCAACTTTGGCAAGCCCTTTAGCCAAAGGCACGTAGATTTGGTTTCAGGATGACCGAACATCCATGGCTGGATAATCTGATCTGGCTTGCGGATTTTAGTGCTAATGATGCTGATGGGGTTTTCAAGCGCGATCTTATTGCATGGAGCATCCATAAGAGCCTGCACAAAGTCTAGAGCGCGTTGCTGGCGACCGTCTGCAATCTTTTCGGGGAAATGACGCGCCCCAGAAACAGCTAGGTCAGTGCAAGGTGGATGTGCAATGATTAAGTCCCACCTACGAACTCCGTATTCCGACGACTGTCCATTGAGCAATGAAATAACATCGCACCTATAATGAAATGCACTGGTGTAATTGGCTTCGGCCTCCAACAAATCGCACGACCAAGCATCATGCCCCCGGTTGCGAAACGCTTGGCGCACACGCCCCGAATATTCGCAGGCCACTAAAACTCTCATTTCTGGCACTCGTGGAGAATGGCATCACCGCTCTCGATGTACATGTTTGCCAAGCTTTCGCTTGCGTCAAACGATGTGGCCTCAAAGTATTTAACGCCACGAAATTCCTTGCCAGGCAGAACGGTAATTCGCTTCATGCCCTTAGCCAGCTTGCTGTATGCCATCTCATCTCTCCTTATTACCCACCCACCATACCCCTATGTTGCGCGCCAGTCAATACTAACATGCCCGCAGCAGGAACATTTGTGTTCAAGATGCTGCCACATCTCCTTATCAATGCCATTCTCAACAGCCCATCCCATCAGCAGATCGTTATGCTGAATTGGAATGCAGCCCGCAGCCACCCACCGAGTTACGCGGGATGGATGAACCTTTGTCAGCCGCGCTAACGCAGCGTTATTACCGCTTAGCTTATTGCCCTGGTACTTTTCGTTCTTGCTGCCAACCAACGCCGCAATAGCTTCAACCTTGTTCATTATTCCAACTCCAACATTCTAACACGTTCCTTAATCGTTATTCCTGTACGAGTGAGATTATCCCAATCGGCTTGTTTAGAGGGCGGCACGTCATAACCTCGGCGGGCTAGATCGCGCAGGCGGCGTCTCCGCGTAGGATCAGCGGGTAAAGCTAACCCTGGTGGCCTGCGAATACGCTTAGCCCCAATCTTGCGCTTTTCTATCCGCCATTCCGGCACTGTGTCTTTGGCTAGCCTGTAAACCGAACCAACGCTGGAATTGAGCGCGTAGGCAATGGTTTCAAAGCTTAGGCCCATGCGTCTGAGTTCTATGGCGCGGGTGGAGATGTCCTCCCTCATTCCGGTGCCTGCTGTGATAGGGCGGCGTGGGCTTCGGATCGAGACAGCACCTCAATGCTGCCCTGGTGGTGAACGAGAAGAGACTTGAGCCCCGTCGGAGGAAACGCCAGCGCTTCATCGTCTAAGCAAAACTCTCCTTTCAGTCCGCCCTCGATTGGCTTGATGAATTGAAGGAGCCTTCGCCGTACCAGCCGATGAGCAGAATTCAGCTCTCGCCCCTTGCAAACTATGCTGTCGGCTGTCCATGCTGCCAGCAGCACCCGCGTCTGCTTAGGCGTCAACCTGAGCCATTCGATGTTTGGAGTCTCCCCCTTCGGCGTGCGCGTCGTCATGATGCGTCTCCAGAGGATAGGGCGGCGAAGGCTGACTGAAGTTGTTGCTGGGTGAATTTGGTTGACTTCGTTTTTGGCGCTAGGATTGTTACTCCATCGAAGCTGGTTCCCATAACCTCATAGGGCTCAATATCGCCAGCATCCTTAGATGCTGTTTCGAAGGAGGATAGGGCGGATAAAATGCGGGCGGTGAAATCAGCCTGCGCAGCGGCTTTGGCTTGGTCCAATTGCGCGTAACTGATGCCGCCGTATTCGTAGGGGAAACACATACTCCAACCATGCTCAATCCGAGCGTGGCTTATCGATCCGACAAACCCGGCGTAACCCTCACCGATCTTCCTCCACTCCAAATCACGCACACGCAGCCCAGCGTTCGCCAACACTCCAACAATATCGGTCATGGGGTGGCACTCCGGGCGCGGCGTTCGAGTTCATCGGCGACGGCACGAAGGCAACCCGCCTCGCTATCCGCAGTCGCTTCCCAATTGTCATCACTGTCAGCGTCATTGGCGGGCGCGAGCCATGCGTGGTATGTGACCCGCACCACTGCCGCATGATGGACCTCAATCGGCTTTCCGGGGCCGTGGCTGTCGATAATGTCGCAGACCGACATATGCCCTTCGCCGGGGTCGGTTGCATCCAGATACCATTCGGCATCCGCCTTTACGGCTTCCTCCACAACAGGAGAGGTGGCGTAGAGGGGCTCAACGATAAAGCCGTTGCTCTTGCGGGCTTTCGCTTTGGCCGCACCTTCGAAATACGTCCACGGCCATTGATCGCCGTTGATGTCCTCGTTAGTCCATCGCCAAGCCACCGGCTCTGCCGCCACTTCGGGCTGCGCAGAGGCAGTCATTGCGGGGGTGAAGCTGTTGGTCTGAAAGTCGTACGGCGGCATCGGCAGGGCGTGGATGGGTTGGCCCGCCACTTCGGGCTTCGGCTCTGGAGCGGGGGTGGCGATCTCGGTAAAATGGGTGAAAGTGTTATGAGCTGAGGTTTTACCGTTCCTGTAGTGAACGGTCCCACAATCATAGCGACCCTCAAAACTTACCCATCCTTCATCGGATAGGTGGCGCCAAAGATTGTACCAACGCGATCCGTCTAGCAATTGGGCGCGCGGCAAAGCTCCTGATGGTAGTTCACTCGTCTTGTTCACAGCGCCTCGCATTGGGTTAGAGGGGATGATTGGGTTGGGGATCATGACTGGTGCCAATCGTCGTAAACTGACCGGATGAAATAGCACAGTGCCACAATAAACGCGCACTGCATGATGAATTGGAACGTCATGTCACCACCTGCCAAACCGCATACCAGAACACGGCACATCCGACGATAATAGCCAACCAAACATGCCCGCGATATTTAAACCGAGCAATGCGGTAATCCTGGGATGGCGAGATAACACGCGCCCGCAGCTTATGGTTCAAAGCCATGATGTAACTCCCCAATACATTGCGGTAAAAAAGATGACGGCGAGAAGGCAGATACCGCCGAGAACTACGAAGTCAAACCAAACTGGCAGCTCTGCTGGAACGTTGTCGTTATCGGCAACCGCCATCTCTACGGTTACGCCGTCACCAAACTCGTCTTTCTCTCGCAGGTTCATCTCATCTCTCCTAGCCTTACCTCAAGGCGTGAGATATCTATAAAACACCATTGACAGATACGCAAGCGGTATTTTATAGATGGGGTGGAAATAAAGGAGAGAGTGGATGACATACACACAAGAACAGATTGCCGACGCCGAAAACCATCCTGTATTGGGTGCTGAGTATTTTGCAGCGCGTGACGCCGCAGACCGATTCCTTGAGCATTGGAATGAGGAACATGCTGCAAAACTATCAGAGGAAATCGTTAAGCCGCTGTTGGATACCATCCACGAGCGCGTAAACGATGCGTTCCGTGACTATCTGATTAGTGACGCCGAGGATAACCTGCATAGCACGATGCGCCGCATGGTTGAGGATACTGTCGGCGCGCTTATCGGTGGTCAGAAATGGGCCAATGCTAAGTACATCGAGACAAATTATAGAGACGGGCAGTTGGTGCGCGAAACCTTGGCTAAGCTTTACAGCGACCCTATCAAGGATGGGCGCATTGCCGATCTTGAGAAGCAAATTGTTGAGCTAAAGAAAAGCCTTGAATGGGCGCGGGGACGGTAAATGCCCCTAATCACTGAACCCAACGAAACCTACCACTCTCACCCCGCATGGTCCAAATCCAAATTATGGCGCTACAGCACCCTCACGCCCTACCGCGCAGAGTTCGGCAAGATCGAGGAAAAGGACTACTACCTATTCGGCAACGCAGGTCATATCGCCGTACTAGAGCCGGAGCGGCTAGAAGCCTCCATTTTCAAGGCCACGGCAACCCGTCGCGGCACAAATGAATGGAAGGCCGACCAAGCCGAGGCTGGCGATAAAATGCTGCTCAAGGCTGAGGATTACGACCTGATTATGATCATGCGCGATCTAGCCGATGAGCATCCGTTGATCCGGCAGTTGCGCAAGGGTACGCCGATCATAGAACGCAGTTGCTATGCTGTTGACCCTGAAACCGGGGCGGAGATTAAGTGCCGTCCTGACCTCTACTCGCCGGACCTCGGCATCATCATGGACATGAAGTTCCTCGCCAACATCGAGGATGATGCATGGAGCCGAGACCTAGGCCAGTATGGCTACAACATGCAAGACGCCGCATACCGCCATGTGTGGAACCTGGGAAGTGGTTATGAGGCAGAGGCGTTCGTTTTCGCTTGCATTAGCAAGACAGAACCGCCAGAAATAGTGGTTCGCGAAATCGAGCCTATCGATGTAGAGGAGGGCATGGCTCGTTACCGTGAAGCCCTCGCGATTGCCGAGAAGTGCCGTCGCGACCAGCATTGGCCGGGCAAGCCTTTGGATGTGGTGCGAGGCGTTAAAATGCGTGATGCTCACAGGCGGTTCACCCCTAGTCAGTGGAATGTGGAGGAGGATGAGGATGAGCAGGAGTGAGCAGATGAAAGAAGAAATAGAACTAGCCGAAGCTTACATTAAAGACAAGCTTAAAGCCGAATTTGAAGCTAGAGACGCCATAGTCAAGCAGACAGACGATCTGGCTGATATTATAGACATTGCACTTGCTGCACTACAAGATCATCAGCCAGCCTTGAGCGCGACATTGATGCGCAAAGCCAAGGCCATATTTAATAGAGAGGAACCCAAATGACCAACGCCATCGTATCACTGCAGCAATCTCTATCCGCCCGTAAAGACGAAATCGCCAAGGCCCTTCCCGGCCATATCACGGTGGATAAATTCATCCGCACGGCGCAGACGGCCATTGTCTCCACCCGCAATATCGAGAAGGCCAAGCCCGGCCCCCTGCTGCAAGCAATCTCTAAGGCTGCGGCTGACGGTCTAATCCTGGATGGCCGTGAGGCCGCTCTCGTCATCGACTATAACGGCGATGCGCAGTACCGGCCTATGATGCGCGGACTGCTCAAGCTGGCGTACAACTCAGGGCGGGTTAAGTCGATCTCGGTACAGATTGCCTGCGAGAATGACGAATTTGAGTACGTGCTTGGAGATGACGAACGGATCAACCACAAGATCAACTTTAAGAGCCCTCGTGGGACACCTATCGCTGTATATGCCATTGCGACACTCGACGGCGGCGAGGTTATGCGCGAGGTGATGACCGTCGATCAGGTTAACGGCATTCGCGACCGTTCGGACGCCTATCGTGCGTTCAAGGCTGGCAAGATCAAGTCTACGCCGTGGTCTACCGATTGGGAGGAAATGGCGCGCAAGACCGTGTTCCGCCGCCTGAGCAAGTATCTACCAAGCTCGACCGACAAGGAAGGGCGTCTCGTGCAGGCAGCGGAGCGCATAGACGAGGAATACACGTTTGCTGAGGAGGTAGCGCCCGCTCCGCAGATTGAGGCTCCTAAGCGCGTCCGGGCTTCGGATCGGTTGAAGGCTGAGGTTAAGTCGTCAGGCGCGGCTAGAATTGATGCACTGACCGACGCCGAATTTAACGAGGATCGGTCAGCTGAAAACCCAAACGTGGGTAAGTACGTTGACCACGACCCTGAGACTGGCGAGATTGACGACAGCTTGGCGGCTACGGAAGGGGATGAGTTTTAAATGATAAACTCTGAATATCAAAAGCGGGTTTTAGAAGCCCGCAGAAAACAGCGCGATAACGAAAAAGCCTTTATAGCCGAAATGCAGGCCGCAACACGAGAGGATAAGATAGATCGATTGGCTGACGCATTGGAGAGTATGTGGTCCGGTGGCGGGGATTATGGGGTTTACACCGTAGCCACAAAGCGAGACGACATGAGGCGTATGTTGCATGAAATACTAGGAGAAAACTAATGAGCTATAACCACGAGCCGTTCACCGCCCAAATCGCCCACCTACTAACCCAAACCCGCGTTATTCAGGTCCAGAACCGCGTGTTTCACGTTGGGCAGTTGGTGCGAAAGTGATGAACGGGTATCATTTGGCTAGCATCGTTTTATCTGCAACCGCCATAGTTACGACTATCGTAGCGGCTGCGCTTTCGGCACCTGTCTGGGTGTTTTTTGCCACGTTCGGCTTAGCTATGATGGCTTTTGTGCCACTTATCGCCGCATAAACTAAGACCCGCCCCGTAGGGCGGGTCTACCTAACCAATCCAGTGAATAGCTTGCCTAGCACCGCCAAAAGAGGCTCCAAAACCTTGCTAGAGGCAATGACAGCACCAATGACCACACCAGCCACCAACTGCCCCATACCGGCTCTACGAGGAGTCACAGATGGCGGCGTTGACGCTCTGGAGAAAAGGAACACGCCTGCAAATTGGGCGTAGATAGCCGCTGCATAAAGATGCGTATGCTCAATCCATTCCGCGCCGGGGATGTTACGAGTTACAAGGCCATAAGATCGCATGACAATAATGGAGGCAAATAGCAGTGACAGCCCAAATAGGGCATATGCGGTTCGATCCGAACGGCCTTCCCAGAATGCCGCCCACGCCTCGCCAGCAATCAAGAACATGGCATATGCGCTAAAAATTAGCATTGGGCCGCTAGCGGCGTCCATCATATGATTTGGTTCAACAAAAAGCGCTGGAATAGAGAATATTAGAACCAAAACGAGCAGTACGCCAATATTACGCAACCTTGGGTGTTCAGTCACGACGTCCCTCGTCTATCTGTGCAATTAAGGCTTGTAGCATATCGCCTATTGGCGTGTCTTTAGTCTGTGTTGTCAACCTGGAGCGCACTCTATCGTTACGCACAACTGCCTCAGCTAGTTTACCGCGTTCCTTGCGAGCTACTTCCTCAAGTGCGTGATTATGTTGCCAAAAGAACCTCATACCTGCCCCCGGTTCATCATCGAACGGGTGACGGCCAGAAGCTCTTTGGTTGCCTCGGTGTTGGCTACCATACGTTCCTCGGCACTGTTGAGGTTGTCGGTTGATTTAGAAACAGCCTCTAGGGCTATGCGCGTATCGTTAATCTGGTCTTTTCGGATGCCGTCAATGCGGCCATATAGCACGATAATATGACGGACACAAAAAACCATTGCGCCCGCCAAGACAACTATGGTGACGCCGAGTAGGCCTTGATCTAAGTAGGCCTGAACGGCACCAGCATCCATTTATTTGCCCAGCGGCTTCAGCCCAGTCTTAAACCGGGAGTAGAGTGTAGCCGCAGGGGTTACAGCCGAACTGACAGCTAGTGCTAGGACAACGATAAGATCACGGTTCTCTGGCGAGATTTCATAACCCCATAGAACACCAGCAAGGCCTGCCAGGATCGAAACCATCTGAACCCAAAAGATGCGCGACTGATACCATGGCTCTTTGTTCGATGCATTCTCAATGACGGGCTGAAGCTCTTTAGCCACCTCAAGCGCCACTGTAGGAGCCTGAGAGTTGTTCACTGGAACATTGGAGCGCTTCAAGACACCTTCGATAACCTCGACTAGAACGCCTGTTGCCAAGCCTCCGATAACGCTCATGGCGCAATTCCCATTTGTTTGAGGATGAAATAGACGACGCCTGCTAGGACTACGCCACCGACGCCCCATGCTACGCCAATAGGGGGCTTGGTAGTCTCTGTGCGAATAGGCTCTGCGTCATGCACGATGATAGGTTCTGGCTGGCGAGCGTTGGTTGGCGTCTTGAACAAAGAGGCCTCAGCCAATCGACGGCGCGTGAGCCCCGCCATGATTTTACCATTTGCACGGTTCCAACGAGCGAACTCAGCAGCAGCACCGTCATAGTCACCGGCATTTAGCTTACGAACCAAGGTAGACGAAGCCAAGTTAGCCGCACCGAGATTGTACGTAAATGACACCAGTGCGCCTAGCTGATTATCGTTCAACGGCACCTTGACGTACTTCTTAACCGAAGCCTCGTACTGTCCTAGATCATGGCGCAGCATCTCCAATCCCTCAGCTACGGTAAACGTCTTATTCTTGGTTGCAGCATACTTAGGATCGCCAGCAGCGTCGGTATGACCATAGGCAACAGTCGGCACCTTCCAGCCATGAGCGCTATCCGGATACCAATTGGGAACGAACCCCTCAAATTCAGTGATTAGCTTTAACGTCGCGTCGTTAACCATTCATTCCTCCTAAACTTGAATAGCTGATATTGTGCGATCCTGGATCAGCACAGGGCCAGTAGCTTCCTGCTTCCTTATAAAAAGCTCAATTCGGTATGACCGCCCGATAGTCATTGCGCTGTAAGTCAAGCTGCAGGGAGCCCCAATCTGGAATGCGCCTAAAGAGCTTCTAATCCGCGTCTCCAACCCAAGGGCGGCGATGACGTTGTTACTCAGGTCTCGCAACCTAAGCTGACCATATACCACAGTTGGGCTACCGCCAGTTTGGTCAATCTGGAACCCGCCGCTAATCATAATAGAGTTACCGAGAGCTATAAATTCGCGAGTGCAAAGAACGTCACCCTCAATACGAGCGTCAAAATTACCCCCTTCATAGCCTCCGAAAGCACGGGCACCTCTTAGGGATAGAGTTCCGCCCTCAACAGCAAAATTAGCTGTAGCTGCGGCGACCCCATTGACGACAACTTCAATAATCCCATCGCCATTTTGGCGGATACCACTGTCGTTGTCACCAAGAGCGATGCCCTTGCCATTATCCATGATGCCGGCGGGAGTAGCACTCACGCCAAGAGAGCCGCTGGCAGTTTTATTAGGCCCGCCATGAACGCCACCCGTGCCGCCGTACTCTATGGGTGTAGGCGCGTTGAACGTCTGCGTAACATCGTCAACATAATTGTTGAACATGCTGCTGGATATGACGGTATTAGGCGCTTGCGGCACCGTGCCGGGTGGTGGGCTGTAAATTACGGGACCGCGCGGCATAGGCTACTCCTGAAGTTCCGTCATTGTTATCACAATTCTAGACGTTCGCAAACCATTGTTCATCAGTTGTACGAGGTATCGCCGCGTGTCGAACTGCCGGAGCGGCCCGATGTAACATCGTTAAAATAACTGTTCGATGACTGGTAGCTTGGGTTAGTAGCTCTGGAGCGGGCTAACTGCTGCGCCTGGGCGTTGGCGGCGGCATATGCCTGTGCCGGTGATAGCTGTGGCTGCATAGCTTGCCGTAACCCCGCACCTTGCACTAAAACCTCTAGCGGAGGCCGCGCGGCCATCAGCGGCATTTGAGGTTGACGCACGACCGGCACCGGCTGACGCATAACAGGCGCAGCACTAGCCATAATCGGCGCTGCTGTCTGTGGGCGCATAAAAGGCGTAGGAGCCTGCCGCGCAACTTGAGCAGCCGGTGCCAATGCAGGCAACCTAGCCGAAGACGGGTTAATCGCCGTCGCGTTATACTGAGCCTGACGCGCCAATGCATCACGCGATAGCCCGCCACTCTGCACAGCGCCGCCAGTAGCGGCAGGGTTAAACGCCATGGCTGGTGAGCCAGGGAGCAACCGCTGAGCCGTCTTGATGGGTGCGGCAGGGCCGGGAACGACACGGGCAGGCATGCGCTCTTGCCCTGCATACGACTGGTTGATACCCATAGCCATAGGCACAGGAGCGCGAACAGTCTGGCGCGGCAGAGTTGTGACTGAGGGGGAACGATCAGCCCCGGCATAAGTCTGATTAGCACCGATGCTCAGTGCGGCCCGCCTAGCTGCATCGTTGACAGACGGGCCGGGAACGGAACGAGATTGCACAGAGCGGGTTGCCGGAGCCTGAGCGACGGTAGGAAACGAAGCCACCGTGCTAGCCGTGCCCTGCATGGTCATCGGCGTTACGCGATTTCCCTCTCTAGTCGCGTATGCGTTCAACGCCTCCTGCAACGCAGTGTTGCCTCCACTAGGCGAAGTCACAGCCCTGCTAGAAGCCATCAGCGGCGACTGAGAGGCAGGCGTTGGCGCGACTGGCCTGGGGGCAACAGCCCTATCAGTAGCAAACGCATGGTTGCCGAACTGCCCAAGCGAAGTCATCGACCCCGCCCACGAAGGGTTGACAACGCCAGGGTTCCAATAGTGGTTAGCGCCGCCCGTAGGATCGTCAGGGCCTTGCGCCATCTGCCAAGCCGCCTGTGCCGCGCTCAGCGCCGCAGGATCACTCTGAGCCCGAACAGCCGCAGGACCGGGGGCGCTGTACCCAGTATACTGAGCCCGCTGTCGAACCACCTCCGCCGGAGTCATCCCGCGCTGATCTGCCCGGTTCAAGATAGTCTCCGCAATCCGGCGCATGCCCTCCTGACCCTCGCCAATGCCCTCGGCAATCAGCGTCTTGATAACGTCCTGAATATCTTTTTCGTTTGCCACGCTACGGCCTTTACGCTATATCAAGGGAATTGGAGGACTTAAACATGCTTATGGATCGCCGCGTCTGGATTTATGCTATCAGCTTTTCTGCATGTTATGCAGTGATGAAATTTGTTGTTCCGTGGCATGCTCTCTTTTCCTAAAAATTGGGTAGAAGCCGCCCGCCAAAATTTCCAGATGCATTCACTAGAGCCTGAGCAACAGGCGTGTAAGCCTGCGATGGCAGCGCACCACCGGCACGAGCTAAAGCGGCTGCAACCTGAGCGTTACGAACTGTTCCCCTCTCTGCTACTCTACGTCCAATCTCGCCTGGTAGAGCAACCGCTCCGGCTGCAAGCGCAGCGCCAACTGGACCGCCAACACCAGCGCCAGCAGTACCAGCAAGTATTGATGGAATTGCAGAGACAGGCCCTCGAACGGAAAACTTCCCTGCAGCGCGCGCGAAATTCTCAATAGGTCCACCCTCGGCAACCTTTTTGACTTGTGCGGCAAGATCAGGCGTTACGCCCCGAACACGGCCTTTGATGATCTGCGCATTAAGCTGACGGAATTGAGTGCGCAACGCATTGTCCATGCCAGATTGAGAATACTGACTGGAGCGGTTTTCAGCTAGATCAACAGTTTCTTCAATAAGTTCACCCATCTTGGACTTCCAATAAAGATTGGAAGCCTCAGCGAGTTCCGGCGCTACGCCGTGGGCGAAGTCATCGAACTCACCAAGCATCATCGTGGCAACGCGACGTTCACCGGGATCAAGGCTTTTGGCCGCGTCCTGCAGATTACGCCGAATAGCCTGCATCTGCCCCACGTCAAGGGGGCGTCCTTTGTATTCATCGAATACGTTAAGGATGCCAGTGAGCTTTGGATAAGTAGGGTTCACCTTGCCGCTAGGGAGTACTACGTTTTCAGCGCGAGCTATGCCTTCAATAGTGTTGGCAATGCCGTTGGTCATCTGCGGCGATGCAGTAACGCCCGATGCACGAGCCGCTTGGTACAAAGCGGCAGCTTGATCTGCTAATTCTTGCGTGGTCGGCACTGCAGCATTTTGAGCGCGAGACATAAGACCGCCTGCTACCCCACCTGTTAAGGCACCTAGGACACCACCTACGCCAGCCCCTTGCGCAGCAGCGCTAAGCCGACCCGGCAAGGTGTTATCCTCGGCAGCGTTGAAGCCCGAAGTTCCGCCTTGGATTGCGCCCTCCACACCTCCGCGACCTGCCATACCCATAACGCTAGGAGCTGCCACAGTTGCAGCGTTAGAGCCGCCTGCAAGCAAACCTAACGCTAAAGAACCCGCAACGTCACCACCCATAGCGGCAATTGGAGCTTGTTGGTACGCCTGCGAAACAAGGTCTTGCTGACCCTGCTGGGCATCTAGGAAAGAACGGCCTAGGAAGCCTCCAACGTCGCCAATTCCATTTATGCTATCTTGGCCTGTGACGAGGTTTTCGATGCCCTTGATAGGAGCGCCGACTGCTGCAGCCAACTCATCATAAGCGCCCATGGTAGCGCCCTGAGCCATGCCTGTAAGCGTCGAGCCCACAGACTGGCCCAAGCGACCAGCCATATCACCCATCCAATTGCCTTGGTCTGGCTGTGAAACGGGTTCAGGCGCAGCAACAGGATCCGGAGCCGCGCCGCCAAACTCTTGCTGCAGCACAGCCTCGATATCAGCATCAGCCATCCCATCTGGGAACTGTGCAATAGAGCCGTCTGGTAGCTTGATCTCAATCATTCAAGGCGACCTGTGGCTGGGTTGAACACGCGGACTGTTGGCGCTGGTGTAGTCGCTGCTGGAGCCATGGGATTAGCGACTGGCAGTTTACGCTGCATAGCTGCAACATCGCGTTCCTTCTGAGAAATAAAGGCGTCAAGGATAGCCTTCTTCTCCGCAGGAGATTTGTTCGGATCACCCAACGTAGCGCGGAGGCTTTCGCCTTCCGACACAGTGAATGCAGCGCCAAAGGTATCCTTGAGCAGTGGGAGGACCTGATTATCAACTATTGCGATATAGCTAGAGCGGTCAATCGCACCCTGCCCAACGGGCAAACCAAACTCACGCTTAACGCTATCCATGATCTGTCCGGACTGAGTATATGTGGCTGTGTCGGCAAGGCTAGTCAGATTATCGATAACCGAACGAAGGCCCGGCATTTTGCTAGACACGCTCTCAGCCAGCGCAACGTTTTCGGCGTCCGTCTTGCCCTCAACGCCGCCGAAGCCTGTTTCATAGGCAGCTTCTCGGTTTTGCTTAGGAGTGCGGAACAGTTCGTTCCCATAAATATCCTGAGTGATAATCTCAGTACCAGTATCAATCTGCTTGGTAGTTGGCGCAGGTGTATAGCCCTCGGCACCTTGCAGCGGTTGCCAGTTGCCTTGGTTAGATGCCTGACCCAAGACTGTGTTGCCGTTAGCGTCTGTCATGGGGACAATGTTGCCGAAGAAGCTTTCATTGCCTTGACCGCCGTTAGCGGCTTCAGCCTGTAGTTTAGCCAACTGAGCCTGATACATTGGGTCTTGCCGCTCAAGCCCCGTATTCAACAGCGCTGATGCAATAGAAGTCTGAGCCGGTGAAGCCCAAGCACTATCAGGTGATGTCAAAGCCGCAATGATCGAGTTAGGATCAGCGTTAACGGCTAGATTAGCGAACAACCCGCCTGCCCTCTCACGCCCTGCGGCTTCGGCTTCGTCCACGCGCCCACCTAGAACTGTCCCCGATAGAGCAGCAGCTACGTCAGCAAGGCCCTCGCTCCAGTTCTGTCCGGGAGTGGCAGACTGTGCAATCAAAGCCTCAGCGATTGAGCGCTTGCGGGCGGCTTGCTCTGGGCTGGTGATGGCCTGATTGCCCATCCATTGGAACGGTGCTGGTGCGGCCATTATGCAAACGCCTCCGAGTAGTTAACGCGCATGAAATCATCAGGACCAATAACAACAGCATGCGGCGCAATGTGTTTGACCTCATCAGCCATAACGCCAATCTGGAAAGGCCCGCCGCTGCGATAGCGATAAAGATAGAGGCCAAGCCCGTTATCCGCAGTACCGATGCGCTTAATATCTGTCTTGGCGCGCCGATCCGAAAGCAGCGGGATCAGCGATGCGCCCGCCGAGAACAGCCCACCGAGTTGCTGTTGACCTGCCTGATAGCCCTGCATTTGCTGCTGATATGCGCCGTTAGTAATGCCTGCAACGTCTGTGCCTGCGACAGAAGTTTGAGGCGTTGATGCAAAGTTAGGCTGCTGGATTTGACCCTGACCCGCAAGAGCCAAGATTTCGTTCAACGGCCCTGCCCGCAAAGCGGATTGAGACTGCTGAGCGGTAGTAAAATTGTTCAAATTCGCGGCGTTGTACGAGCTAGACTTATTATTTTGGAAATCCGCTAGCTGCTGCTGATAGGCAGTCGAACCAGGACGAATACCCCGATTAACTAGAGATGTCTCAAACTGTTCACCCTGCCTTGCCCACATTGGGTCAAGGTTTGAGTTGGTCAGGTTATTGAGGTAGTCCCTCTGAGCGCTGAAATCGTTAGGGGCGTTGAGCAGCCCCGACAAGCGGCCCGACTGTTCACGCGCCACGTTGGCAAGGTTCTGTGATGTAGCCTGAGTGGTAGACTGAAGTTGCTTCCCGGCCTCAGACAACGCCTGTGTAGCCTGATAGCGAGGCGTACCGTCCGACCACTGCCCAATCTGGTCATAGGTCAGTGATCCGTCTGGCGTCACCTGATTAACGGCATTTAGGCCAGCCTGCGTAATCGCCGTCTGCTGATTTGAGGCAGTCTGAGCGTTGGCCGTGGAAGTGGGAGAAGGGGCTTTAGGTGCGCACATCTGGTGCCTCGAAGTTATAGGTCATGATTTGCGCAACTGGCTTAAATCCCATGCGCTCCCAAATTTTCCCCACTCGCAAGTCAGTCACAGGCGTAATGCTAACACGTTTGACGCCACGCCCGCGCAACTCATCAAGGATGAATGCAGCCAGCTTTCGCCCGATACCGTTCCGGTGTTCCTTATCCACGAAAATAGTGTCCTCTTGCGCGATAAGATCACCGTTGTGCATGTCATTGGTCAGCCATATGTTACTATAGCCTATGATCGTTTCCAATTCTAGCACAATAAACGTCAGCATGTCACCACGGTCCATCGCGGCAAAATACTCATCGAGACGAGGATTATAATCACCAATCGGGACGCCATCAGCATCAAGTCGCGCCTTCATTTCAGCGTAGTGCCTACGATAAAGCGGCTCAATGCGGGAGTGCCATTCGCGACCGTTAACCATGCGGATTTCGTAATTCACTCTAGCCTCACAAACTCGCCGTGATGCTCTAGCGCAAGGAACATGTATTCCTCAGCGGCTTCACGTTCATCTGCAAAACGTTTTTGAATGATAGGTCCGCTTGGAAGTTTGAAAGTAATTTTCCAGCATTTGGTTCGACCCTTATCATAGGTCACTCCCTTCCACTTAGAATGACCAATCTTAGGAGGCGTGTTCCATCGGTTTTGTTGCCACGTTGCGGATCGCAAATTGCTAACTGCGTCACTATTCTCACCATATGTGATATGATCAACCACGGCGTCAGGCCACTTACCAGTGGTGTAAAAAACCGATAGCCTGTGGGCTGAGTAATGCTTGTAATCAAGCATTATCTGGCAGTATCTGTCGCCTAGAGCGCACCCTGCTTCTTGTCCTGCACGCATCCCCCCGCGGTTAACACGCCATGTGAAAACGCCTGTTTCAGGATCATACGCCAAAAGATCCAACAGTCGTTGGTGCGTTATCATACCCCAAAAGCCCCTTGTTCAACGGTTGCATGCAGGATCATAATCTCTGCATCTGGAGTATTCACTGTGCCCACTGGTATCTGAATTTGCAAGGAAAAGACATCACCTGTCGCACCAATGGATTGCATGCGGGTTGATTTGGTCGCAGGTATGCTGTCCCAAATGGCTACATCAAATTCCCCCACATCCCACAGCGAGCTATTAGCCGGATCAATCAACACAGGAGGAGGGGATGGGAACGATGTAAAGTACCCCACCGATGCGCTGATTTGAACAGAGAATGGATAGGCAGTCAGAAACTCAGCCTTAGCCTGCCGAATGGTTTTGGTGAACCCTGGATTTCCCATATGCGACCATGAGAACCCAATGTTCACGTTATACGGCATGCCCATATCATAGCCGCCCACTTCAGCAGTCCTGACCGTTCCGTCATCGCATCCGAAATACATCTGCTCATTGTGGATTGAACCGCAACGCATGGCCCATCCGGTATAGAGCGACCAAGCCCCGGTTTGCAGGTTCCCGGTAAAGTTCATTGACGCATTAGCTGTGCTGGTCGTGGGCATGACCACGTAGAACAGCCCTTTACTATCCCACTTTAGCAGTTCCCATGGTAGGCTAGAGCGAACCCGCGCTTCCTTCGTCCAATTAGGCTCAATAGACCGCGACACAGCATCCAACGACAGCGCAGCGGGGTCTTTATATCGAGCGGCTGATACAGGTACAGCCCCGCGCTCTGTGGCAATGATAATATCGCCGCCCGCCTTCATCCATGCATTGACACCCATCGGCTTTGAGATTTCATAGACGCCCACATACTGCCAGTCGGTGCCGGATGGGAATGAGCCTTGGAAAATAGCAGCCTCTCCCATCGTGGAGACCACAACTAAGTAGTCATTCAAGGCACTAGACCCGCTCTCGCTGGACCAAGTGGCGGTGAACAGCACCGAGCCACCTTTGAGGAATATACCGCTCAGGCTAAGCTGTTGTGCCACTCCACCAACACTGTCAACGGGCAGGTAATCAATGACTAGCTGGTTGAGCCGAACGAAGTACAGCCGGTTACGATAAACGTTAACGTGGCTCCATTCCTCAGTGGTCGCACCTGAGACCGCTATAGGCGTGCTTGCTGCGTCAACAGCCTGCCAAGTAGTTCCGTCATAAAGCTGAGCCCGGTCAGTACCGTTGACGGCATACATATAATAGCCGCCCGTAGTGGCGAAGTTGGCGCGGGCATAATAATTGGAGGTCTGGCCTGTGACTGAAGGCGTGGGTATAACGTCAGGATCAATGACGCTCGTGAGGGGATAAATATTGCCGCCAGCGCCCGCGAACATCTGCTGGCTGACAGCGCCAACATAATTCATCATGCTTTCTACGGGGCCTGACATCGTAGCGTACTTGAGGTTCCCGCCACGAACACGAATGCCGGTTGTGGTGGCATAGGCGTTGGTCAAAACCGTGCAAGTGCCATCTTTTGACGCCGCTAGGTTCTGAGCCGTCACCCAACCGCCCGTAGGGGCTGGCATGCTGACAGGCCTAGCCACAGGCCCGCTCTGACGCCGACCCGCTGCAATCTGCATGCGCCTGCTGACCATTATGGGAAACTCTGGCCGGTTGGGAAGCGTCTGCGCGAACCTGAAGTGATGTTAGGCCGGGAGCCTGGGTCCTTGAACCTCGCCATGCTTAGAGCGTCCTCATAACGCTGCAGGTCGCCTACGTAGTCTTGGCCTTTGAGAGACTTCCAATTGTAGATGACACAGAGTTTCAAAAGACGCTCATCCAATGTAAATGTATCGGTATCTGCCGTGAACGTGGCCTGAGTGCCGTTGACGACCCAATTGGAGATATAGCCGTAGCTTAGGGTTTCTAACGATGGCAACGCCGGGAGGATATTGAGGTTGCCGCCGAAGATCGACCAGCGTTGGTCCCACGATCCGGTATCGTAGCTGACTAGCTCCAGCCAGTCGTTGAAGTCCGCCACCTGCTGCTGCGGATAATATGTGAAGCTCGGTCCCCACAGATTGGCATTCATTACCATGCGGTCAAAGTCTGCGGCGAGGGGGAAGGCCGTCAGCGTACCGTCGCCAGTGACCGATGCCACCTTTTTAAGCCGCGACCAGTCGTATTCCTCAAGAATTTGACGGGCGCACTCGTTAACAAGCGCGCACATCTCGACCCATGTACGGGTAGTATTGGAAAATAGGACGGATGGAATTTCCAAACCCAATGAGGTGCTGGCGTCTCGAACGACTGATAGAACCGTCATGGGCTAGGCTTCCTTTAGGCTGCAGCAGCGTCTTGAGCTAGCATGTTGAGCAGTGTGGCGCGACTAGGTTGCCCACGCGGGCGCGAACCATGCTTGGCGGCGATAGCCTCTTTGAGTTCTTCGTCCGTGCGAGGGTCAGCATCAATAACAGCCGGAGCCGCCGCACCAACACCGCTCATCCGCGCAATCTGATCCTGAAGCTGCGAAATCTGAGCCTGCAGGTCAGCAGCAGGAACGTTGAAGCCCTGCGCCAGAAATTCCTGAGCCAGTTCTTTCAGGCGATAGCCATGCCCGCCGAGACGCGCAATGTAGCGGTCATCAAACTGAGC